TATCGTTGCCGGTTCATGGCCCCGGGCCTGACCAACTATCCCGGCGAGGACGGCAACGGCGAGGAGATGTGGTACTTGTCCCGCGATGTCATGAACAAAATGCAGGACAGTTTTGTCGGCTGCCCTGTTGTGGCTGAAACCAACCATGATGGAAGCTCAACCCCGGACAACTTCAAGGAAAGAGTTAAGAACGGGGACTACGATGGAGTCGTCACAAAGGCCTGGACGGGCGACGATGGCTGGGACTGGGCCGACTTTATTATCTGGGATGGGGATGTCCAGGAGTCGATCGAAAGGCGGGGATATAACGTTAGCTGTGCTTACAATACTATGGAGTTCAGCCCGGGTGGGGTGCTGAACGCCGTTAATTATGATCACGAGGTCACGGAAGGCGAGTACATTCATCTCGGCATTGTTTCCGCTCCCAGGCAGACCGGCGCGCGGATATTCTTAAATTCGCTTGACAACGAAGAGGGGGGAGTGATAAACTTCGAATGTCAGTGGGAGGGCAAGACAGCTCAAATGAAACTCTTTACTAATGGCCGCACAAAATTAAACGCAATGGACGACGCCACCTTAAAGAAGGCGGTCATTGCCGGGATCGAAAACAAAACCCCCCTCAAGGATCTTGTCGAACATCTTAAATCGGAAGGCAACGATGAAGCCAAAATTCAAGCCACCATTGAAGCCGTCATGAAAGAAAGTAAAGGTAAATTTAACGTCGCTCCCCCCGGCTGGGAAAAAACGGTCGAGGAAATGAAGGGCAAGCCGGAGATCGAGGAACCCTTTGCCCTGGCGTGGTGGATGAAAGAGAAAGGTTATAAGCCGAACGAAGCCGACATCGACAAAGGGTGGGGAGAGTTCAAGACGAATCAGGAAAAAGAAGACAAAGAAAAAAAAGACAAGGAGGACGATATGAAAAAGAATGGAATTGATCTCAAGAATGCCATCATCGAAACGCCGAACGGGGATGTTAAGCTCCAGGACATGCTTAACGCCTACGAAGCCGCTAAAAAGAACGAAGCTAAAAGTGAAGAGGAAAAGAAGAAGGTATTGGACGCCCACAATGCGGCAGCCGAGGAGAAGGGCTTGCCTGCTTTTGAAAATTTTGAAGAATACGATGCCTGGGAAGGCTGGGAAGATGAGAAAAAGAACAAATACAATGCTCTGATCAAGGCTGGGAAGACCCGCGCCAACGCCATAGAAGAGCTCGAGGAAAAGAAGGGAGATAAGAAGATCAGCATGGACGACGAGATCGAAGGCGTTAAGGTCTCGGCGATGTACGAGGCTTACAAAAAGAACGCCGACGCCGAAGCCCTCAAGAAAAAGGAAGAGGAAGAGGCTGGCGAGAAAAAGAGCAACGAGAGGAAGACCGCCTTGAAGTCAGAAGGCAAATCCGATGAAGAGATCGAGTCCATCATGAAGTCCGAGGCTGAGACTCTCGAGGAAGAGCGCAAGAAAAAGGAAGACGAGGAAGCCTTGAAGAGCGCCGAAAAGGATGCGGGAGAAGCCAAAAAGGTAGCCGACGAGAAACTGAACCACTTCAACTCCCTGGCCACTGCGCGGAACAAAAAGATCGAGAACCCTCCGCCACCGAGGACGACTAGAAGGCAGAGGATCCAGGCCGCCAAAACGGAATACTAAAAATAGTAGTTGACAAGACTCAGATTCTTTGAGATAATCTGTTTAATAAGAAAGATTCGAACACGTAGAAAAAACAAGGAGGAAACGAAATGACAGATATCAGAAAGCCCCTGAACCAATTCGAATTAGGTGTTGTTGTCGGCCAGCTCGCAATGATTGGAGCTGCAGGTCCTGCATCAATGAGCGTCCAGTTAATTTCCACATCGGTCGCAACCCTTGCCCCAACTTATCCCATCAAGTTAATTACTGGGGCTGGAAAAATCCCCCAGGTTGAATTAGCTGTCCCCGGAACAGATCCTATCTATGGCCTGACATTGTTTGATCCTAAACAGAGCACCTGGACGGCAGAAGACATCTTGCAGGTCACCACGGAAGCTGCGGTCATACATTTAAAGTCAGATGAAATATTGGCTCGCGGAGCCAAGGTTGGGATGGCAACAACTGCGCCTTACGAGTTGATTGCCGCAACCTCGGCCAACTACATTGGTCAGTTGCTTGACGATGTAGTCGTGGATGGCATTGCGCGGGTTCAATTAGCGATTCCTTTAACCGTTGCGCCTTAAGCATGGGTGACTGGTTTGGATTTAAATAGGTATCAATAATTTGACGAGAATAACAAGGAGGATATCATGAAACTAATGTTAAACGGAAGAGAAGTGCGGATGGACAACCTCGATGCGGATTCGACAAAAGAAGGATTTAATCGATTCAGGGTCAACCTCCCCTCATGGAATGAGTTGTCTCGTGTGGCAAAGACCAATCTGAACGCCCTGTCCATTGATGCTGCGGGCTATGATTATGCCTTGACGACCTTGACCCAAATCAAGGCCGATGTCATCAAGCAGAAATTCTACACAGTTAATCCCTCGGACTTCATGCCTGTCGTCGTCGGAGAAGGCGCATGGATGGAAGAGCTGGTTTACAACAATGTTTATAAAAATGCCGATGATTTCGAATCCGGCATCATCAACACTGCCCGCCCGTTTGCTAAAAAGCCAAACGTTGATATCGAGATCATCGCCAAGCCGATTCCTATCGTTTCTTGGGCCAAAGGCCTCAACTATTCAATAGTAGAGGTCAATAAAGCAGCAAAGGGCAACGTTGATCTAGTTACCAGCGTTGAGGAAGCTCGCAAGGAAAGTTGGGATCTGGGGATCCAGCGCATTGCTTTCTTAGGATCAAAAACCAAATCCAATATCAAGGGGTTGTATACTGGCGAGAGCGTCAATATTGACACAACCTTTCTCGGCGCAAACGTTTCAGGCTTGGATGCTGCTAATTTCCAGGCTTTCGTTGCAGGCATTCTCAAGTTATACTTTGCCAACTCCGATTCTACTCAGTTGCCGACTAGGTTTGTTATGCCTTCGAATGATTACCTGGGTATGGCCGCATCTTCAAGTGCGACCTTCCCCGTTATCGACAAGTTGACCTATCTCGAAAACGCATTCAAGAGGATTTGCGGACCAGACTTCAAGATCGGATTCACCGCTTACGGCGACAAGGCTCAGATGAATACCGCCGGTAGCAACTACGATCGATACATTCTTTATCGTGATGATCCCAAGGCTTTAGAATTGAACATTCCCGTTGCTTACACCACGACTTCGTTTGGCACGGCCAACGGCTTCGACTTCGAAAACGTGGCAATGGGCCAGTTCTCGGGTGTGTACTTCAAGCGACCGCTTGAGGCCCTGTACTTCGACAACCTGAATTCTTAATCAACAGGATCAAATAATAGAAGGGGGTAAGGATTAACATGGGAGACGAAAAAAAAGAAAAACAGATAATGTTGACCAACTTGAGCGAAAGCAAGTTCGTGACGAAACAGGGAGATTTTTATCCTGGAACGGCCAAGGAGTTCGGAGAGACCGAAGCCCTGAAATTGTTGCAATATAGCACGGAAATCAAAAGAACGGAAGACGCCCTGAAGAACCCTAAGATCAAAAACAAGATCACAAACCTTGAAAAAGAAATCGCGGCCAAGAACAAGGAAATTAAAGACCTGAAGATCGACATCGCCAAAGGTATGGACGGCAAGGTGTTGGATGATCTAAAAGGTAAAAGCGCGATGATCGCAGAACTCGAGAAGAAACTAACCTTTAATGTAGCCCTCGAGAAAGAACTGAAGGAAGCGATCGCAAAGCATATTGCAGATAAAGAGGCTATCTCCGAAGAGAAAGACAAGGAAATTAAGCAGCTGAAGAAAGAGCTCAAGGAAGCACAGAAAAAGTAACGACGGGTAACGAATAAAAAGTAAAAGGAGCTGTTTATTATGGGTTTAATGAAAAAGTTGGCAATGATAGTTGCGGTGATTCTGTTTGCGGTGGCTCCGACCCTGGCCTCGACTACGGCGTATTTCACGACTACGGAGGCCGGCACAACCACAGCCGAGGTCGGCGTCCATTCAGCTATTACTACCGGCTTTCTTGGCGGCACTAGCCAGATGATTGTTACTTATATCGCGGCATCGTCCGATTTGGTCGGCGCGAACCTGACGATCAAGGGATTTATCCCCGGATGCGTCGCCACTACCCTGGCATCGCCCACGGCCGCAGCCCAGGCCGTCCTTACGCTCACTTCTACAGTTGGAGTGGTCGCCGGCGACTATTTATTTATCCAAGACATCACAGACGTCGACGACTTTGAGACCGGAATTATTGGCTCAGTTTCCACAACTGAAGCCAATGTCGTAACCCTGCAAGCAAATCTTGTCCATGCCTACCCAACTTACTCAACTGTTTTTCAGATTAAGAACGTGGCCGACTTAGAGCCGTTTGTTTCGAGTGTAACGAGCGAAGCCATCTATAAGAATTCCGCATTCTCAGTTCCTGCAGGATCTCCGATCTCGGTTCGACTGGATGGAACTAGCGCGTGCAAACTGACCGTTTCTGGGACTTTCCAGAAGTAAGCATTTTCGGTTAATTTATTAAGTCTCGCCGGGCTAGTTCTGGCGGGACTTTTTTTCTGAGGAGGGAACATGAGCGACGCCATTCTGGACGCAATAACCGCGGCGGATTTCAGGGCGTATTTCACCCGGGATTTCAAGTATCTGCCGACCTATGATGACACCACGACCTATTTTCTGGGCGATCAGGTCTGGTATCTGACCAATTTCTATGAGTGCATTGTCGCATCGTCGCTGGGCGTGCTGCCGACCAACATTGTAAACTGGAAAGCCGTTAATTTAAGCCAGGCCGATTACGTACTAGACGCGGATATTGACAAGGCTCTGGCCCAAGCCCTGGGCTTCACCAACCCCGAGATCTTCGAAAGCGACACCATCAAAGAGGACGCTTTCCTGTACTGTACGGCTCATTATCTGGTCATGGACATCAGAATGGCCGAATCAGGGCTCGACAGTCGCGCTGAGGGCGTCGTTAGCTCCAAGAACGTGGGCTCTGTATCTGTTAGTTACGCCCTGCCCCTGGCCTTCACGAACGACCCCACCTGGAACTACTTCGCGCAAACCGAGTACGGGAAGAAGTATCTGTCTTACGTTATCCCCCGAGTCACGGGATTGCCTGGCATTGCCGTTGGCGACACGGGGGCGTGACATGGCTAAGGCGATCAGGGTAGAGGCAAATACCAAGGAGCTAGAGAAAGTCATGGCCAGCTTGACGGCTGCCAACAAGTGCAGGGTTAAGGTGGGGATCCTCTCCAAAAAGAACGCGAGGAAGGGCGACGTGGACGAGAGCAATGCCAGCATAGGCGCGATCCATGAGTTCGGATCGTATAGTCGGAACATCCCCCAGCGATCGTTCATAAAAATGCCCCTGACAATGAAGTCCGGCCAGATCGTCAAGGAGATCAAGCGGCTTATACAAGAGAACCTGAAAAACGGGGATCTGATGCCGCTGAAACTTATCAAAAAAATAGGGGTTGTGGCCGAAGGGGTTATCGGCCAAGCTTTTGCCAGTGACGGGTTCGGGACATGGCAGCCCATTTCACCCGCCACCGCGGACCGGAAGGGAAGCGAGGCCATTTTGATCGAGACCTCTCAGCTGCAGAGATCGATCACATCGGCCGTAGAGAAGGTGGGATAATGCCCAGAGGAATAAACGACGCAAGCGAAGGCAGAATAGGACCCTTCCCCCAGATGGGCGGAATACTGCCGGCATGGCAGAGCGCGATGACGCTGAGGAAGGTAACTGATACCATCGTCGACTTCGAGAACGTCAAGACCGAAACTGTTTTCGAGTTCGAGGGCGTGTTCCAGCCCATGCCCCCGCGCGAGATATTCCTGAAGCCAGAGGGTCAGCGTGCCTGGAAGTGGTGGAGCCTCTGGACCAAAACCGGCGTCGAGGTCAACCTCGGCGACATCATCGTGGACTATAATGACCTGAGGTTCAGGGTCATGAAAAGAACGGACTGGGTGCAGGCGGGCTACATTAAATTCGACTTGGTCGAGGACTACAAGGAGCGGGCATGACCGGAGAAAACCAATCAGTTGAATACATCAAGGTCGTGGCGAATATAATAATGAAGGAGTTGGGGCTGACCCCGCCCGGGGATCCGCCATCGGAAGAGACCGACGACAACCGTGTGTTCATCTACAACCAGAACTTCACGATCCCGACCTATAAAGATATGTTCATTGTCCTGTCAGAAAGCCCGGGCAAGGTCATCGCCAACGTTAACAGGTACGACGGCGATGGCGAGAACACAAAAGAAGTGCAGGAATTGATAATGCAGAGGGAGATAAATATCGACGTCATGTCCAGGGACGATGAGGCGCGCAACAGGAAAGAGCAGGTGCTGATGGCTCTGGCGTCGAATTATTCCCAGCAGGAACAGGAGAAGAACGGGATGCGGATATTCGGCCATTCGGTATCTTTCATAGACGTGTCGGAGAACGAGGGGGGATCGAGGCTGTTCAGGTACAGGGCGTCCCTGTTTTTGCACGTAAAATATTCCAAGGAAAAGGCTATTGACAACTACGGTTACTTTTCATATAATATCAATACGAACCGATAAGGAGGGCTATCATGATAGTAGTGCCACTAAGTAGGATTATAAATGTTTCGCTGTTAACGACCCCGAGCGGACTGGCGGCTTTCAACGTGAATTCCCTGGCCATTTTCAGTGACGAAACGCCGAATGCGACGTTCCCCGCCGTCGGGTATAAGATATATTACAGTCCGGACGAGGTCGGCGTAGATTTCGGCACGGCCTCTCAGACTTTCCTGCAGGTGGTGGCCGTATTCTCGCAATCCCCCAACATTCTCTCCGGCGGCGGTTACCTCGTGGTCATTACCTTAGTGCCGTTGGCGGCGGCTACGGCGGGAACGATGCTGACGCTTCCCCCTGGAACTCTAGCTGATTTTAAAGCCGTAACATCCGGAGGGTTTAACATAGATATTGACAGCGTAACTCAAAATATATTGACCTTGGATTTTTCGACTGCCGCAGATTTCGACGCGATCGCGCTCATCATACAGACGGCCCTTGCCGCCGCGGTCCCCAGCACCCTCTGTGTTTACGATGCGACGGCCAACGAGAGCCAGGGCGGATTCCTTATTACATCGCCCACCACAGGTGCAACATCGAAGATCTCCAAGTTGTCTGCCCCGGCGACCGGGACGGATATCAGCATTGAAACGTATCTTAACGCCACGGGCAACGTCAGGATAATCAACGGGCAAGCACTAGCCGACGACGAAGATCTCGTGTCGGCGGTACTGAGGACGAAGGATCTGGTGTACTACTTCGGGATACTGATCACCGTGAGCCCAGCGGTTGAGGACGTCCTGAATTTTGCCGCTTATATGCAGACCCAGGACAAAAAGTTTTATCTGGCCAGACACACCCTTGCGGAACTGGAGACGATTTTCAAGCTCGTCCAGGAAAGGGGACTGACCCACACCCGATGCCTGTATTGTACGATCGGAGAAGGCGAGTCTCAGATCATGGCCGCGGCTTACGCATCGAGGCTCCAAGGCATCAACTTCGAGGGATCGAACACGATGAACACAATGAACCTGAAGACCTTGGCGGGCATAGCGCCGGATCCGGACGCGGCATCGGAAAGCATCCACACCAAGGCCCTGGCCTACGGGTTCGACATTTACGTATCGATAGCCGGGGATCCGGGGGTCCTATCGTACGGAGCCAACTCGTACGCAGACGAGATCTACGGGCAGCTCTGGTTCAAGCTTGCGACACAGGTCGCCGGATATAACTACCTCAAGACCACGAACACCAAGATCCCGCAGACCGAACCCGGCATGAGCGGACTAAAAGGGGCATATGCGAACGTTTGCCAGCAGGCCATAACCGTCGGTTTCGTTGCAAGCGGACTGACGTGGACTTCGGCGACCACCTTCGGAAACCCTGATGATCTGAAGCGAAACATCACCGATGTCGGTTATTACATTTATTCTCAGTCGATTGCGCAGCAGTCGGTGGCGGATCGGGCGGCCAGGAAAGCCCCGCTTGTCGAGATCGCCATCAAGCAGGCCGGCGCGATCCATAAATCTGACGTAATCGTCCAGGTAAACTAAGGAGATGACATGAAAAAACTATTAGCTGTTTTACTGTTGCTGATCCTGGGTACATCCTGCTTTGCCAAAGGTCTCGGCCCACAGGATATTGGGCCAGCTTTCGGAAGAGAGTATGTGCCACCGCACACCCATTCCCAGCTCCATGATCCTTGTGATCATAAATGCCTTTCAGAAAAAGCCGTCCGGGATATTGCTCGAGAAGCTGCACAGAATATCTACAAGAAGCCAATCCTGTCAAAAGGCTTGGCCGTGGGCTTTCACGGAGCCGTCCCCACGATCGTCTACAACGGGGGCTGGTATGATGCGGAGATCGGCTATTCGAGCATCGATTCAGATCCTCAAGGATTGGTCAAGGTCGGATTAAACTGGGCTTCCCTGAAGACCGGACTTACCTGGATCCAGGACAACGGATCCCGGATCGGCTGGTACGTGGGCAAGGAATATTACATCGACAAGTCAATCTCGCTCACCGGCGACATTTATTTGCTGACCAGCGGAGAGAACAGAACGGACATATTGACCGCAGTAATTGGCGGCCGGTTGTATTTAGACTAAAGGAGGAAAACCATGACTGTACAAGCGTTAACCGGGCAGGATGTTATAAAACTTGATAATCGGATATTTAATGATCTAATTGACTTAGACACGGTTTTGCTCGAATACCCCAGCGATATCGGGGTCGTTAAGACGGGAAAGAACGGCAACAGCATCTTTGCGTTTAACGCCACCGGTCTGAACGTAAACGTCACCATGAGGCTGGTCATAGGATCCACCGACGATAAGTATATGCAGAGCCGACTCGCGGAATGGATCAAAGATCCATCGGCTTTCATACTGTTCACGGGACAGTTCACCAAGCGGGTCGGCGATGGCAGTGCAAACATCACCAACGTTATTTACAACCTTACTGGCGGAATCTTCACTAAGATTCCGGCCACCAAAACCAATGTCGAGGGCGACACCGAACAGTCGGTTGCGATTTACAACTTGTCATTCTCCAATGGCGTAAGACAGATATCGTAAAATAAGAAGGGGGTATATGTATGCTAAAGTTCGAGGCTCCTAGCGGAGCCAAGGTCGAGGTCACGCTTTCCGACTATTCCACGAGTTGCGATCTCATGAAAGCAGTGTTGCGTGCGATCAGGCAAGGCGGAGTGGGCAGTAAAATTCCGGAAAACATTCAGCTATCGGATCTCTCCAAGTTAACCAATGCGAACCTCCAGGATCTCGGAGGGTTTGCGGATGCCGTTATAGACGTCATAACCTCAAAAGAGGTCGAAGAGCTGATCTTCAAGTGCATGGAAAGATGCACGTATAAAGACGAGAGGATCAGCCGATCGACGTTCGAGCCGGAAGATCGGCGTGGTGATTTCCTGTTTATCGCTTGGGAAGTAGGAAAGGCAAACGTGCGCCCCTTCGGGAGCCACCTGACATCCGGGTTAAAGAACATATTCCAGCAGAAGAAGGACGATTCCCCAAAGTCGTAACAGACTGCGACGAGAAACTTCTATCTGTGATCAGGCTGGCTCGGGCGGGATACGGAGACCCGGAAAAAATCCTGGAAACGCGAGTTGATATTGTGGTCGCCATGCTGATGTACGAAAAATTCAGGGGTGATTATGAGCGCGCGTATTATTACCTTAACAAACCCCCCAAAAAGTAGTAGAATAATAACATGAAAGTAGCGGAACTCTTTGCATATCTCGGAATAGTAACCGACGAGAAAAAAGCCAAAGACTTTTTCAATGTGCTTGAAGGCGGCAAGCAGGTGCTATTCGGACTGGCCGCCGCCGCCGTCGGCACGTCGTTGTCGATCGGAGCCATGCTCAACAAGGCCGTGCAAACCTCGCTGGCTCTTGCGCATTTTGAGGCTGAGACGGGGCTGTCGGCCCAGACGCTGCAGGAATGGCAGCACGTCGGCGAAGGCCTGGGGCTTACGGTCGACGAAGTAACATCCTCTATCGCCGGACTCAACGACCAACTGACCGAGGTAAAACTCACCGGCCAAGGCGCCGCCCCATACTCAAGGCTCGGATTGAACCCCCTGGAAATGGAGAACGCCTGGGACGTCCTGGAGCAGCTCAGGAAAATAATCAAAAGCGGCGACGTTCCCCCGCAGCTGATGTCGAAGCTGATCAAGCAGATGGGGTTGAGCGGGGCCATGGTTAAGGTTCTGAAGCTGACCAATAAAGAGTTTGATATAATGGCGAACCGAGGAGCGATAATATCCCAGGATCAGATCGATAAGGCCCTGGAATTTAATGCTGCGATAAGGCGGATCGGGCAGACCATCACATACTTGTTCACCGTGGCTTTTGCCGAACTCCAACCGCAGATAATGGGCCTGTTAGAGGGGCTTGTCGGATGGATAAAGGAAAACAGATCAGATATCATAAAAACTGTTAAGGATATCGCCAAAGTAGGAGTAGATATAGCTGAGGATGTTGGCAAAGCGTTTGCGGCCATCGACGGCGTTATCAAGAGAACCGTGGGATGGGAAGCTGCCATTAAAGGAGTTGTCGCGGCCTTTGCACTTTTGAACCCCACTTTGCGGTTGCTGTGGTTAGCAGCCGAAGCCTTAACAATAATTGATTACTTTATGACAAAAAAGGGCACGATGGGAGAGAGGGCGAAAAAGTTTATGCTCGAAGAAAAACTGCCGTGGTATACCAAGACGCTAGGAGCTCCAACGGCGGGGGGACTCATGTTCGGCGAATGGTTGGGAAAAAAGAGTCTGGAGCTGGAAAAAGGGCTTTTAGGCCCCCCCCCCGACATATATCCTACTCAGGGGGGTGTGCGGTTGCAGTTAGCCGGTGGCGGAGGAAATACCATCTATAAAACTTATTACATCCAATCAAATGCGGAATCAAACGAAGAAGTAGCGAGGCTAATAGACGAAAAGGATGAGAAAAAACTTGGTGATGCGTATGCGGGAATACCCGACTAGGAGATCACGATGTCCATAAGCGGAACGATAGTTAAGGGAGTAATCGGCCAGGTAACAAGCGTCCAGAAGTTTCTTGACGAACACGCCAACAACTTTATCGTCAGGCCGTTCTCGGCCCAGGGAATCGGCGGGTTTGTTTTCTCAACCAGGGACACGGACAGGCTGGAACTCCGGGCCGACATCACCGACTACGTTGTCGAGGACAACTCGGCGGTGCAGGATCACATAGCCATAAAGCCCTTGACCGTAACATTGCGGGGGTTTGTCGGCGAGTTGGTGAACGAAGTGGCGCCCTTGACGAGAGGCCAGCAACTCAACGTCATACAAAACGTGTTGACAGACGTAGATGAGTATCTCCCTAATTTTTCTCAAAGCGGGCTGGAGGCATACGTGCGGGCCGTAAGCGAGAAAGACAACACAATAGAGGAGCTGGATAAGGCAATAGTGGCCGCACAGAACCTCGCAGGGACCGTCGGGATATCCGTGCCAGGGATAACGGCGCAGGAACGCGCGTACTCCAACCTGCAGGCGATGTTTAGGTCCAGGCAGATAATAACCGTCGAGACCCCGTGGGGGTATCTTGACAGCATGGCCATATCTTCCGTGATCGTCGAGCAAAACGGAAAAACCAAGCAGATATCGGATATATCAGTATCTCTTAAGCAGCTTAACTTCACCAAGCTGGAGACCGTAGAAACGAGGAAAGCTGACAGGAACAGGCAAATGTACGAGTCAATTATTGAGAAAGGGAGATCCAAGGGTGTGGATATAATAGACTTATCAGACGCGGGATGGAGCCAGGCAAAGCCCGGCAACCAAAAAGGCGCATTGAACTACACGTTATCGCCGACCGCCGAAAACTTGGCGGCAATATCCTTGAAGTAGGGAGGGCTTTCATGTATCAGGTTACAAACATAACCAACGATCCCAATCAGTCGCTGAACCTGGTCCTGCCGGACGGGGTCAGCACGGCTCAACTCAACCTGAGGTACAAATCCAACCTGAAATCATGGTACATGGATTTGACCTATCTGGGGTTTTCCTTCAGTAATCGCCGGGTATGCTCGCATCCCAACCTGATCAGGCAGTGGTTTAAGATCCTGCCCTTTGGCCTGGGGTGCTACACGCTCGACGGATCAGACCCTTATTTTATCGAGGATTTCCAGAATGGACGATCCGGACTCCTGCTTTTGACGGAGGATGAGGTCGATAATTTCGAGCAGCTGCTATCGGAGTTAAAGGGTGAAATTTAACAAGATCTACGAGTTGCGCATTCAACTGCCGGCAACGACTGCTCAGTACGGAAAACTGGCGAGCCGGACAGAAAACTGGATTATCATCCGGCCGCCGACAACGGTCGAGTTCGTGATCCAGCGGAGCGTCCACGCCAAGTCGATGAGCGCCGACATAAAGATTTACAACCTATCGGAAGACACGAGGTCGAAAATATTCAGGGATATGTACCAACTTTTCAACTTTGCGGCACCCATTACCGCAAAAAACCAGCCCCGATACGTGGAGTTATACGCAGGGTACGAGAGCGATGGGCTACCACTTGCGCCGATATTCATCGGAGCCATTTATTACGCGAGCTCGGTCAGGAGAGGCCCCAATTACGTGACCATGCTGACGTGCAAGGATCTGCATATTTACCAGTACATCAAGATGAGCAAGTTCCAACTGGATAAAGAAGTGAGCAAAGCCGACATCATCAGGAGGCTCTACGTGGATCTGATGGGGAGTGAAGCGGCGGCCGCGGGAGTCATCGGCGGGTTTACCGGTACTGCTAAAAGGGGGCAGGTCATTTTTGGTCCGACCTTTACTACCTTGTCAAAACTTACAAACGGTAATTTTTTCGTGGACCTGGGCAAGCCGATATCGTTATTGCCAGGGGAAACCATTGACAATCCGGCGGTAAGGGTTTTAAGTGCAGAAACGGGGTTGTTGAACGTCCCCATGAAGTCAGACACTCTGGTAATAGCCGAGCTAATGTTCACGCCCCACCTGCAGGTCGGCCAATACGTGTTCGTGGATGGATATAAAGACAGGCAGTTTAACGGGTTCTACGGGGTTCAGGGGATCCACCATAGCGGGATAATATCGGGGACGCACGACACGCAGACCACCACAAAGGCAACTTTGTGGAACGGGAAAACGATAGTAAACATATCAGCAACGGGAGAAAAAATTGGGTGAGAAAAAACCGATAATACCGAGCCTGTTGGATCTGCTGGATTATCACAGCGGATCGGCGTTAAGGCAAATGTTCTGCGCTTTGCCGGGCAAAATCGACAAGTACAATGCGGCGGAAACCACGGCGGAAATAATTGTATTGATGAAGCACGTTGTCGATTATGAGACCAACGAAACCGTTGATTACCCCAATCTCCTTGACGTGCCGGTCCTGCAGCTGACAGGGGGAACGGGGGGTGTCAACGTGCCTATTGCGGCCGGGGATCCGTGCCTGGTGATCTTCGCAGACAGGGACATCGACAACTGGTTTGCCACGGGTGCGGCGGAGATCCCCGACACGCGGAGGTTTCATAGCATCGCCGATGGCTTTGCCCTTGTTGGCTTCCGGCCGCTGACCGACCAGGTGACCCGGCCAGATTATCTGGCAGCCAGCCTGTACAAGGACGGAACCCAGGTCAGCGTCAAGGGCAACAAGGTCGCAGTGAAAAATCCCACCACGGATTTGCTGACTCTGATAGTGGCTTTGATCTCGGCGATCAACACATCAGTCTCGGCGGCAACGGTGACAATCCCTGGCGGGTCATCCGCGGGGGTTTATCCGGTGGCCAACAATACCCCGACCGCAACGGATTTCTCGCCGTTATTGTATACGGGGGATGAGCTAACGCCCTAAGAAAAGAAAGGAGGAAAGAATGAAGTACGAGAATCTAATTATTCTCAAGCCTGTGAACGAGTCACAAAACGTCATAACCTCTCGGTTTTGGTCTTGGCGATGGAAGCGGCTGTGCTGGCATCGGGCTTACGACTTTGCGCCGATCGGAAACAACAGATTTCGCAAGAACCGCGTTTATGCGGGGATCCCGGGCCGTGTGATGCAGGTGTACAACGAACTGAAGGGGTTCGGTCTTTATGTGAAGATCAAGCATTTAAGCCTGCCGATCTATGCGTATAAAGCCCACCTCAGAGACGCATTGGTAAAAGAGGGGGATTATGTGGATGCAGATCAGGCGGTGGGCATAATGGGAAATTCGGGCAACTCGTACAGTCTTAATGGCGGGGACGGCACGCACTTGCACGACGAATATAGGGAGGCAACAAAGCACGGGGGCTTGCGGGCTTTCGATGCTGCGATTTATTATAAGGATTGGTATCCAAAGGAGGTGAAAGCTCATGTCTGATTTTTCAAATGCTCCAGGGAAGAAGACTTCCGAATTTTATGCGATGATCATCTCGACGATCGTGGGGTTGCTGGTTGTTTTTAAGGTGGTAGAGCCAGTGGCTCAGCAAGAGTTGGCGGGGACACTTCAGACGATTGTCGCTTCAATTATCGGCCTGGTCACAGCTATCGGCCCAGGCATCGCCTATATTTTCAGCAGGACGTGGCTGAAGACAAAGTCGGCTAAGGAAATAAAAAACGTTTAATCCCTGTTTTGTTCATCCTCGATAAAATCATTGAGGGGAAGTTGAGCTGGGACGAGGCCATGTCGAGGGCGGACGGGAGCTATTATTCCGAACAAATCGACTATGCGGCTCGAAGGTACAAACAGGCCAACGGAATTAGCGACGGGGAGTTCAAGACGAATATTCCTGGATTCAAGAAGTGGCTGGAGAGCAATTAAGGCGGAGCGGCTTCCCGGCCAGCAATGGAGCTTCCCCCTTCACCTGCCTGGTCATTGCCGCAACGCTCCCGCGCTTCCCGGCATCACGCTGGGAGCGCGGGAACCCAAAATAGCGCTTGACAAATCCAGCACTTGTATTACAATTCTAGTCTGCATCGAGTTCTGAGCCAAAGGGGGTCACATGGAGAACCGAATCGAGGTCCGGGACATGAGAGAGGGGAATTTTGTCTGGATGCACAAGTACATTTTTGCCTCCAAACAGATCACCCCTGCAAGCAAGATTATCTATCTGTCGCTGGCGTATTTTGCCAACAATACTGATCAGGAGTGCCACCCCTCGATTACCAAGATATCGGAGATCTCGGGCTATTCCAAACC